CCTCCAGGGTTATGGGTTTAAGGACCCGAGTAACCTCTTGACGAAAGTGTACTCCCATGAAGGCCACCCCTGTCTCGAGAAGGTAATTGGCCGCAACCGATGCCTCTCGTTGAAGCTCGTCCATGGTTGAAATTCTCCACCTCATAAATTGGGTGACCGTAGATGCAGAAGCAATGTCTCCGCTCTCGGTTGGAGCGGCGATCAAGTTGCCTTTGTTGATGGCCGACTTGAGAACGGCGATGTCGCCTTCGATTAGTGGGGACACTAGGTTGGCTTCAAGATCGGAGGCCCCAGGCCAGGGAAAACTATCGGGACCCTCTTTTCTTCCCGTCTTTGACTTCCCAGGCCAATTGTTCCTGCGAATGTCACGGGCTTCTTCGTTTATGTCGAGGTAGTACGAAAGGTTGTGCCGGCATCTTTCAAAGTCGTTCTTGAGCGACTCGATGTCGGGTTCGGTTTCGTATTCTTGCAATTTGTTTTCGTCTTCTGCCATAACAGTTTTATCGTAGCAAACGCTCTTTGACTTTCCGCAGGGCTCTCTCTTCGATTCGTTTGATCGTGTCCCAACCGCATCCGCAGTAGTCGGCAATTTGCGAGGTATTAAATTCGGGTGGATCTTCATCGTTCTCGACAGAGAAGATGAAGCTCTCGACAAGCATGTTTTTGAGCATGGCGTCTATGCGGGCGTCTTGCTCCTCGGGTGTTTCGTCCGTCATGCCAAGCGATATAACGGCTCCACGCTCTCCTCAACCCGCCTAACTTGGATCGGCTTGTCTTGAGGGTAGTTCATGCCTGGGCGAACGACACATTTTGCGAAATTCTCCCTTTCGCCAAAGTAGATCATGATGAGCCTGGGGTTGATGCAGGGCTTGAGAATCTTTGCCTCGAGAGGATCGTTGGAGACTTGATGCTCCTTGACGATTTTGGTAACCGAGGTGACGGACAGGCCGACCTTCTTGCCTATCTTGGGATAGCTTAGTCCTTCGGCCCGAAGGGCAACGACCTGTTCGCGTATTTCATCCGTGATCTTCATCGATCGTAATCAAAAGGCTCGGGGGGTAGATCCCCTGCCGGAATTGGCCCGTTTATCGGGTAGCATGAAACAATTTGCGGTTCTCTCTCCTCGGATAAGGAAACAACAACGACATTTCCCCGGCTAATGCTCCATTCGGGGTTTGTTATGTAGGCCGAGCAGGTCATTCCCTCGAGCATTACCAGGGCGAATTTTTTTGATGGTGAAACCGAAACCACACCGCCATTGCGGTAAGTTTCATTCGGGCCAGGCGTAGGGTCCTCCGTCACGATAGTAAAATTTGATGGTAGACGCTTCATTTGAATTTATGGAGTTGGTCCTGGGTAAGACCAAAACAGGGGCCGTAACCAAGATTGATTTTGCTCGCGAAGACCTCTGCCGCAGGAGCGTAGCCCCGTATGGTAAATTCAGCCGGTCTTGCGGTAACTGGAACTTGGCCAGTTACTAGGATGTAAAAGTCAGAGGGCTTCTTTTCCTTCCAAAACGGTACTACCAACCGACCGTCTTCACGGTCGGTTGTTTTCACATCAGCAGAAGCTTTATTGCGAAGGGTGAAGTCGGAACCGCCGGAGCGGGGGTTGAAAGAAAGGTCCAGGTAAATGTTTACCCTTTTGGCGAAGGCAATTTCTCCACACACGCCGATCAAGTCGTTCGTAAAGTCATCCCGGTTTGCGATGTTCATTGGCTGACCGACCTTGGTAACCCTGTTAAGGCCGGTCCTCATGCTTGCAATCGTGCGGGCAAGCATTATCTCACCTTCGGTCAATGTGATGATGTCCTTGTCAGCCATCAATAGCCTCCCGTTGGCGAGCCGATTAATTCGTCCTCGCCGTAATACTGGTAATTGCCAATCGCCACCATTCGGAGGCAGTCAACTGGATCTTTGCAAACGCCCTTTGGGCCATCCTCGACCTTGTAATTCATGCAACAAAACAGGGTGTTCCCGACCCTATCCGAAAAGATGAGCTTGGGGTGATTATCAAAGCTGATCGGTTGGGTCTTGTCGTAGCTCAAAAGGGTGTTGATCGCTTGTAGGCCATCATCAATGGGTAGGCCTTCAGCCGGATAAACATGGATGCCTTCGTTTTGCAGTTCTACAATAATTGAACTGGTCCCCTCGGACTTTGAATAGGTCGCGTTGCCCAGGCGAGGATCGCAGATAATCTCGCAATTCTCATCGTCCCCCATCATTTCGCGGATTTGATCGGCGTAGTCTCGAATGCCAAAGCCGTTCGGGGCGGCCCCGTCTCCAGGCACTCCTTTGGCTCCTCTCTCGAGGTCGGCCCATTCGCCAATGTCAACGCCCGGCCATTCATCAACGACATAGTGAACGCCGTTTGCGGAGACCAAAATTTTCAAGATGAACCAACTTTTGTTTCCGGCAGGATCAATTGAAATGATTTTCAATGATGGGTTTTTCTCGGGATCCTCAATGACGGGTATTTCGTCATGCTTCATGATGACCCGATCATCGAGGTTTCGGAAAACCGTGTTGGAGGGCTTGGTTGGAACACCATAACTGCGGCAAAGTATTTCATCCCTGCGGGCTCCTCTGAGTTGGTTCTTCATTGCCTCCCAACCGCCGTAGGGATTGTCCGCGGTATGGAAGTAAACAACCCGTGCGTTTTGACGCACGGGTTGTTGAAGGATAGGAACACGCTCGCCATCGAGTAGCTCGGCTTCCTTGTCGATTAAAGTTCTTGCTCCCGATAAATAAGCGGAAACGGTTTGGGTCCATCCCGATACGGTCGTAAAGGTCAACAGGGTCCTTGCCGCAATCCCGTCAGAGTCGGCACGGGTCAAGCACCTAAAAAGGCATGTGGACACCCAAGAAAGCGGAATTTCCTCATCTGCCCAAATTCCAATATTGTGCGTCCCTGGTGCGGCTTCGCCCGGAACACCGACTTCACCACCCTCAATTGTCGATATGTCCTGGCTCCAGTTGCGGAACACGCATTGACTGCGATTAGGGAGAACAAAGGCTTGGTTAGTGAACCCGTTCTTGACGCTATAGCGTAAGCTTGCGACTCGGGTATGACCAAGGGTCTTGTATTCGTTCGGAAGGTAATCGTAAACGGCGGCCTGTTGGTGGGCGATGCTATTTTGACTCGTTGCCGTGAAGCACCAAATTATCGTGCCGGGGTTTGCGACCAGGCTCTGAACGACACGCTTGGCGGCGAGATTCGTTTTGCTCGAACGATTACCCCCAAGCAGGAGGACAAGGCTATGGGTCTTGAGTTGCTCATCCACCAGTTCCCATTGAGGAAGCTCGGTCCCGAAGTTGTATGGATCCTCTCGCTCTCGAGTGATTGCGGCTTCCCTTCGTTCCCAAAAGTCGATGAGACGCTCGGGACCCAGGGCGATCTGTTCCTCGTTTGAGGGGACCGTCAGTATAGGGTGCAGGGACCATTGCAAACTTGCCATCTACTCTGATTTGCCACACGGAAAACCAAAAGGAAAGGCGGTGACCGCAATCGTCTTGAATCGTCTTGAATAAACTTTGCAATTGGGCAAAATTTTTCGTTTGAGATAAACGGTCCGAGATTTTCGGGAGCGAACTTTTGGACCCCCCTCCCCCCCTCCTAGCGTTACCCGATTCAACTACACTACCTGCCTAATCTTCTTACACTTTCACAAGTGCTTGATTCATAACGTGTTAATATTTACACCAATTTCGCAGAATAATGATTATGTCTACTCATAGCTTTTTCGCCTGGGTCTTTATGACACGGTTGGTACAATGTTCCATACCTTTGCACCAATTACTGTACACTTATCAAACTCCTAACCACCACTCCCATGCCAACCAAGAAACGAAGAGTCCAAGTCATCCCCGATAATCTCCCCGCAATAACAACGCCGGAGGAAACATGCCCGTCATTATTCACGGGGACCAAGCTCGCCGAGAAAGACCCCGAGAAGTACGCAAGGGTCGTGCAAAAGCTCGCGGAAGGGATGAGCATGAACCGCGTTGCTCGCCAAGAGAAGGTCAGCTCCGGGACCGTTGCGGCCATCAGCAAGAGGGAACACCGAACTGTCGATGCGGTCCAGTCGTTGACGAGTGGACTTACCTCATATGCCAGCCAGGCTTGCCTCGAGCGGATCATTCAAAAGCTCGATGCTGATGAAATGCCAGCGGGCGTGTTGCCTATTTGCTTTGGCATCCTTCGTGACAAGGAGCGGGCCGACCTGGGACAAGCCAGTACCATCATTGAACACAAGCGAACGGTAACGATTGATGAAGTGCGGAGTGAGCTTGAAGCGATGAAGAAGGATGCGATT